TTACGCTCTAAAAATTCCACACGCTCAAGCCCGATTTTCTCAATCAGATTTACTCGATAATTCACAATATTGCCGTGCAGATGTCGGTTACACGGCACACATTGACTGTGGCAATTATCTTCATTAAAACGTAGCTCAGGATTACCACCAACGGTTTTATAATGCCCTGCATCATATTTCCCCTGATGATAGCGGCCACAGGAAATACAGGGTAAATCTTTATCACGCAAGCGAATGAATTTATTAAATATCTTTTGTAAATCTTTCTCAAAATCTCTACGGCTTTTCAATTTTTCCAGCCGCTTCCGTTGCTCCAAGCGGTCGATTTTTGCACTTTTTTTGCGTTTCGCCTCTGTCTTACGCTTACCCATTGCCATAGCACACTTAACAGAGCAGACCTGCTGCGTGCTTTGAAATTTGATGTAATAACTGCCGCACTCTTTGCATTTGTGTTGTTTAGGTGGTTTGTTAGCCATTCCAACCCTCACCATCTCTCTTATCAAACCACTCAATAAAAAAGAGTGAACCGGCACATACACTAAGAATAGCGATGGCGATTAAAATTACAGTCAGTTCATTGCACTGGCTCACTTATTAATCTCCTTAAATAACATTCCGCATAACAGAAATAAACCACAACCAATAACAAGTGATATTAAAACCTAACTGAATAATCACCATAAACCACGGTGCGTTTTTAATATTCATATTCATTAAAGTAGTATTAATCGCCAACAAACAGCTTGGAATAATGCCAAATAACATCACGAATGCGATAGTTTCAAAAAATTTTGTCATCTTACTTCTCCTTCCCCCGAATTCGAGGGAATTAATAAACACACACTAAATCGGAGCAAAACCGCGCTTAAAATAATAAAGCCATTCTTGATATGTCCATTGACAGAAAACAATAAAACTACCGACTGCTGCAAAGAATGCTAATGGATAAATCAATAAATAACCTACATATCTAACAGTAAGAATGACTAAGAAAAAAAGCACTGCAATAATTCTGAATGGCACGCTAAGCCAATATCTAATAACATTCTTTTTCATTTTAATCTCCTGCAATTAAACCTAATTAAATATGGCGATTTCGCCTTAATTAAAAAAACGAATACAACTGATTTATCCTATTCTCATCTTTGGTATTGTTGAAAACGTGCTTGATAGCTGCATTAATCAATGCTTTGTAAACCTGCTCGAACTCGTCTTGTTCCATATTTCCGTAACTAAGACTTTGAGCTTCTACACGCATACGCCCATCTAGGGTGTATGTGATTTCTTTAAATCCTGCCAGAACAGTCAGATTTTTTCGGAAAGTATCAAACTGTTTCCTCTCATCAAAAAACTCCCATTCGGTTTTGTCTGCCGACCAATATTCAAAGCAAAAATTTAAAAAGGCGAAGACCTTCCGATGAAAGGCTGGATTGCGAGTGCGAATAACCTCAATTTCATATTGCTCGCCATTTTTAAGTGATACCAATGCTTCAGCTTCACGCTCATTAAGGGGGACTAAAACGCCTCCTTGCATTTTTATCATCTGTATTTTCAATCTTGCTTTATAACGCCTGCCGTGGGCTTTTACGATGTCATTAACGCTGTGTGCCATTTACTTTCTTAACCTCTTCCTTGCTAAAGTACCCACAGGATTTTGTGCGATTTAACGTGCTATCTCGGCTAATGTTTGGAAACCGCCCTGTATAGTGTCCGTTGCAACGATACGGCTCATCTAAAAACCAACCCCATTCATCATTAATACTTAAATCTTCAAGCTCTCCGTTGCATTTGGGGCATTTATAAGTAATCATCTAAACCGTCCCAACCTTCGTTATCCTTCACAACCGCCAACCTTTTTAATAAAACCCTACCGCACTTTGGGTAACAATAGCTTGAAACAATCACACCTCATCCCCCCAAACATCCCAACCTTGGGTTTTATTTCTGGCGAACAACTCTATTCTTGGCAAGTCACCCATCAACTCAACTATCTTTTCTCTGACAATGTCAGGCTTTTTACTATGATGTTGTATTGGCTCAATAATTAATTGGCTCACTTTATTGCTTACCCTCGATGGCTTTCCTTTTGTTGCAATTAAACAGCATTCGGTATTACCTCTAGTCCATCGTCCCAAGCCAAAGAAAAAAGAATTCTTATTCTTCTTATTTGTCTTCACCCATTGAAACCCTATTGTTTTATAGTTGAACCCCCACGCCTCAATCAACTTTAAGCCCTCAGGTAACATAGGGTAAGTAACCCACAAAAACAGAATAGAATCTTTGTCTGAAATATCTTGGACGGGTAAATCACATATTTCTTTGATATTCATTGTTGTGTAATGGTTTTCTGCACTCCCATTACAGCCACTATCCTTATACTTCCAAGGCGGATCTGCGTAAATAATTTTGTATTTTATATTTTTATCAAAATCTGTCATTGCATTGCTCCATAGCGTTTGTTTGATGATGTTTTAGTTTCTTTCGGCTGGAAATACTCCCGCGCTTCTGCCTGGTCGCATTCTACGAACCTACCCTGCTGGAATTGCATATAAACCGTGCCATTTGCTCCAAAGCGATTTTTAGTAACAATCCATTCTGTATAGGGGGCTGGCTCGCCGTCTTTGTTGCGTTGGTTATGCACCATAATGATTTGGCTTGCATCTTGTTCAAGACTGCCACTGTCTCGCAAATCTGCGTTGGTTGGGCGACTGCCATCTGCATTGCGGTTAAGCTGTGCCAATAAAATCATCGGTGTGTGATTGTTTTTGCAGAAAGTTTTAAACCGCTCCATACTTTCACCGATTTGATAGGTTCGGTTAATTTTGCCGTCTAGTTTGCCGTGTCGAACCAAACCGATATAATCAATCACTACCGCACTCACTTTGCCGTACTCTTGAATATGGCTCTCTGCAATCGCCACAATCTCTTCTGCGGTTAATCCGCTTTTATCAACAATGTACAACTGCTGATTTTGTAAAGGCTGAATCGCCGTTCCCATTCGGGCAAAATCTTCATCATTCATCATTTCCGGATTGCGAAGTTTTACTGAATTTACACCGCTTGCACTGGCAATCAGCCTATCCATAATCTGCTCTTTGCTCATCTCCAGCGAGAAGAACAGCACCGAACCTTTATTCTCGATAATGTTTTTAGTAAACGTGATGGCTGTTTCGGTTTTACCGTTACCGGCACGTCCTGCTACAATGCAAATATCGGTATCGTTAATACCGCCTAGTTTCCCATCTAATGCTTCTATACCGGTAAACAACAAACGCTCTTTAAAACTTGGTTTTGCACGTTCTTGGAACAATTCCAAATAACCTTCGAGCAAATCATTCATATCAATCGGTTTCACTTTTCCGCCACGTTGTAATAATTTGCTTAGGTGAGCTAACCCGGTTGAAGTGATAGCATCTAACTGCTCGTCTCGGGCATTTTGCAACTCACCTGCAACGTCTAAAAACACTCGCTGGGCTTCTCGGCGTTGATGATATTGCCGGACTTTTTCTGCATAGCCGTCTAAGTTTGCACCGCTGATCGTGTTTTTCATTATCTCTGCCAACGTGGCAAAATCTTGTCCGTAGTCGGTATTGAGTAACAGCATATCGATCACGTTATCTTTCAACGCCTGCTTGCGGATAGCCTCGTAAATCACCCCAAGTTGAAAGGTAGCGAACATTTCAGGCTCTAACCAGCTCAATACGTCCCTAGCTTTCGAGTTAAGACCGGATTTCAGCAATGCTCCAACCAGCAAATATTCAACCTCGTAAGTGATATTTTTCAAATTTTGGCTCATAGCGAATCTTCCCAAGTCTTATAAAACGTTTTCGAACGAATGATGTAGCCGAAATTTGCTACCCAAGCCGAGCCATCAAGCCCGCCAAAATAAAATCTGTCTTTCCGGCTACTTGCCTGTCGGACAAAATCATTGAAGTAATCGGCAAAGTGTTGTCTGGTGTAGCCACCAAATTCTTTTCGCAAGATTTTTGCTAATGCGTGAACCGATCGCTTTCGCTCATCACTCATCGCCCGAATTTGCGGAATCGGTGTGTCTTCCACAGCACGATTAAATTCTTCCATCACTCCTTGATAATCGACCGGCTCAGATTTTGTTTTTTTCGGCAAAGAGGTCTCGGGCTGTTGCACAGAATTTACGTTAGTAAATTCATTATTTATTTTTTCTTTTGTAATAGTTTCTTTTGTGTTCCCTACTTTTTCGGGATACCCATTCCCTACTTTTTCGGGAATTAATTCCCTATTATTTCGGGAACTCCCTACTTTTTCGGGATATACCATTTTCCATTCAAAAACACTGAGATTTACCCCTGTTTCCTTACCATCTTCAAACAAGATATTTTCACGGATAAGTTCTTTTCGAGCAGCGGAAAGTTGATTAATATGGTATTTTGTCGGCTCAATATTCATCATTTCACACACTTGGGAATGCGTGAACCAATCACTTTCTTTATGCCAAGACAATGTTTTTAAGACGGTAGCCAGTAAGTAAGAGCCTTTCCAACCTAAAACACCCGATCGCAAAATTGCTTTTAATAACTCATTCGGAATTTGCGTATAACCATCATCAACATTCACTTTCTTTGCCTCTGGTTGTCTTGGGTGCAGTTTTAAAATTGGGTTAATTTGCTTTGGTTGTGCATTCACTTTTCAGCTCCTCATAAATTTGTTGTGAACGGGTTTCAATTTCGGCTACGGATAAACCGCTTTCAATCAGATTTTTTAACCGTTTTCGATATTCAAACTCTTGCCATAAGGAGCTTTTTTGTGTATCATTATGCTGATTTTTCAAAAGGTAACTCCTTGTAAATTACCACCGTTACAGCGGTGGTTTTTTAATTGTTAAAAACCCACCACGCAAGCAGCATAAAAATTGCCACTCTAATAAAAATTGAATTT